CCCCCAGCTAGTACTGGTAATTGTAATGTAATATTTAATACCAACAAAGTCAGCTTCACTAGCTGCAAATATTGTCAAAGGAATCATTAGCTGACTCCTTGTCCAACAATAACAAACTTATTAGAAGCTACACATAATAATGTCATAAAGCCATAACCAGCAAGTGTTTTATTACCTGCTGTATTAGTACCAGCGATGCAAATAGTTACTCCTGTACCTTGAGTAATCGTTTGATCATTACCAGAGTCATTATAAATACCAATTGCTTCACCGGCTGTAAAGACACTAGGTGGAACAGTTACACCACCAGTTGTAATACTGATGTGTTTACCTTCATCACTTGCTACCAATGTGTAAGCAGATGTTTGTGCATTTTGTGTGATGGTTGTATCAGCAGCTGGACCTTGTGGACCAGTCGCACCTTGTGGTCCGGTGGGACCAGTGGCTCCGGCAGCTCCTGTGGCACCAGTAGATCCAGTAGATCCAGTAGGTCCAGCCGGTCCGGTGGAACCAGCCGGTCCGGTGGAACCAGCCGGTCCCTGAGGTCCTGCGGCACCAGTGGTGTTATCAATATCAAATCCACCTGTTAAAGGGTTAAATACAAATGCCATAGTTACACCTTCGTGACTGCTGACAGTTTGTTATTTGAATCATAAGTAAGCGTCATTGTGGCAACAACTGTTCCACTCGCTCCGCCTTCTTTATAAGTAATTGTTTGAATCTCACCTGCTCCATTACCTGAAGCAACATACGTCATAGAGAGATAATCATGTGGCGGAATGTATAAACCGTCTACATTTTGAACTAGTTGTGCCATAATTTAACTATGTTAATAATTTGTGTTGTTAACCAATAGATGGTGCAGTGTGTGTTGCTAGATCAAGTGGGAAGTTATGGGCATTACGCTCATGCATTACTTCCATTCCAAGTCCCGCACGGTTAAGAATGTCAGCCCAAGTAGGGACAACGTGGTTCCCAGTATCGACAATGGATTGATTAAAGTTGAATCCGTTAAGGTTGAAAGCCATAGTGCTAACACCCAGGCTAGTAAACCAAATGCCAAGCACAGGCCATGCAGCCAAGAAAAAGTGGAGGCTACGTGAGTTATTAAATGATGCATATTGAAAGATCAATCGTCCGAAGTAACCGTGTGCGGCTACGATGTTGTACGTTTCTTCTTCTTGCCCAAACTTATAACCTTGGTTCTGACTAACTTGCTCAGTCGTTTCACGAACAAGAGAAGACGTGACAAGGCTACCGTGCATAGCAGAGAAAAGAGACCCACCAAATACGCCGGCAACACCAAGCATGTGGAAGGGGTGCATCAGGATGTTGTGCTCAGCCTGGAACACCAACATGTAATTAAAGGTCCCGGAAATGCCAAGAGGCATTGCATCTGAAAAAGAACCTTGTCCAAATGGATAGACAAGGAAGACCGCTGATGCTGCGGCGACTGGTGCTGAGTATGCGACAAAGATCCAAGGCCTCATTCCTAATCGATAACTAAGTTCCCATTCGCGTCCCAAGTAAGAGTAGATACCGATAAGGAAGTGAAAGACAACGAGTTGAAATGGTCCTCCGTTGTAGAGCCATTCGTCAAGACTTGCTGCTTCCCAGATGGGATAGAAGTGGAGTCCGATTGCATTTGAAGACGGGACAACTGCTCCCGATATAATGTTATTTCCGTACAGGAGCGATCCTGCAACTGGTTCACGAATGCCATCAATGTCAACAGGTGGTGCGCCAACGAAGGCGATAATGAAACAAGTAGTAGCTGCAAGCAGCGTGGGAATCATTAGGATTCCGAACCAACCGACATACAGACGGTTGTTAGTAGAGGTAACCCAATTACAAAAGGCTTCCCAGTTATTTAGTTTTTGTGGTCTTGAAAGTACGGCGGTCATTTAAATTAATATTTCATGGTTGGGTAAGTAAGATTAAATAAGACCAGTTTAAAGACTTGGCTGTCTAGAGCTAGGGGAGGAATTGCACCTCCCTTATTCTATTTAGCTATTAAAAATTATACTTAAGTCCAGCTTTTGTTCCGTATCCATTAGTGTCACCAGTAAGGAATGAGAACTCTCCGTATACAGAAAGTGCATCGTTAATTCCATAAGAACCACCTGCTTTACCAGAGAGTTCTACATCACCATCTTCACCATCAGGAGCCAACAGTGCTGGACCACCCTGGACATACCAGTTAGCACCTTCGTAACCAACGTGTACATCTGTCGCGGAGAAAGTGTAATTAGATCCTGAAAATCCGGAGTTGACTTCCACGTTGGTGTAGGGTCCAGCAAGTACTGGGTTTGCAGCCAACAAAGCGGCAGGGAGGAGTGCAATAATTTTTTTCATTGTAATAGTTAAGGTTAATAATTTAGAAATTTACGTTTGAACGTTCAAGCTTGGCCATGATCTCTTGGCGGTAAGCAGGATCTCGGTCATACCGTGGGTCTTGCATAGCATTGACTACTTCGGCTTGACTTTTAAATCCTTTTACTGTGTCGGCTGGAGCCTTACCTTGAACAAGCTTGCCCTCTACTCCAACCGCGTCACCGTACTTATACGACAGTGCTTGCATTGCAAAGAATGCAGCATTCCTATCGCCAGATTCCATAACGGAATCGTACATATCAATCTCAGCATCAGTAATATTATCTGCTGCCCATTTCATCATGTCTGAATATTTCTCCTCCCCACCTATTGTATTCATCAATGCATCAGCATCTTTTTGAGTAAGGGTTTCAGTAGGCTGTGAGTTTCTATAATCAAGATACATCTTTGCCAAATCAGTTGGGCTAGAAGACGAAAGTTCATTTAAAATTTCTTCCGAAAATTCTTCTCCGTTCGCTTCTTCCCAAAGTCTATCGAAGAGTGTACCGTCAGTAGGTTCTTCCTCCTCTTCTGATTCGTCGGAGCTATCCCCATCGTCAACGCTATCACTCTCTTCAGAGTTATCACCTAATTTTTTTTGTAGTTCAATATAAGCTGCTTCTAGTTCTTCAGCATTCTTATATTTACCAGCAAGCATTGTCTCTTGGTCATTGGCCATTTCCTCGCCAATAGCTAGTGACTCCTGCTCATCTGCATTTAGTTCTCCCTGAGCATTTTCTTCAGGGAGCATTGACATTACTTCTGCCATTAATAATTATCGGAGTGGTGGTTGTGCCTCTTGTTGAGGTGCTAATTCAGGATTCTTAGATGGATCCATCATCGGTGTTTTCATTGCATCAACACTTAGTTGCTGCTGTTGCATTGCCATTTCTTGTTGTTGAGCCATGGCTCGTTCTTGCTGTACTTCTTGCATTGACCGTACAAGATTTAGTATGTCAATGCCTTGTGCTGCTGCTAGACGTTTGATTACCTCATCAGTATTGATGAAGTTAGCAATTGCTTCTGGTCCTAATGTTTGTGCAAGAATCGTTAGGAACTGTGCCAAGCTTTCTCTGTCTTGACCACGCCCTAATGCATTAATACCTGCAACAATAGTTGGCTTGACAATATCTTTAGGGATCTTTGGTATCTCTCCCTTGCGTTGTGCATCACTCAGTTTTTTATTTAAGTATGGTACTAGGAAGTCAACAGTCAGTAAACTGAATAGTCCACCTAGCTGTTGCTCTAGTTCCATCTGTGTCATACGTACTTCTTCAGCAGTAGTACGTTCACTTTGCCTGATGTTTAAAACAAGGAATGCATCACTGATTCGTTGAGATAATGTCCCAACCATTTCATATGCAGTACGGAAGTCAGCTGTCTTACCAACTTGGATAACACCAATGTCATCAGGTCTGCCCTGAATGATTGCTCCGTTGCCTGCTGCTGCCAATGTAGAAGGCTTAGTTGTACTTGAAGGACTGACAGTAAAGACAACCTTAGCTGCCGCTGCTGACCCTTCTACTAATGCCTGAGACAGTCCCTCAAGGGATTTAAGATCGCCAATAAATTGACCGACCCTGCCTCGCCCGTAGGCTTCTCCATCAACTGTATTGAACCTCAATGGAATCCAAGGATTTACATCTAATGGTGCTTTACCTTGTGATCCTTTTACCAACTTGTCATTAACTTCTTGATGCCAGATAAATCTGTTGTTGTCTCGCTTGATGTGCGTATAGACATCAACATCATCACCATATTCACCGTCGTCATTAACTTGATTAGGTTCTAGTACCTCTTTTGGTACTTGCGTTTCAATTAGATCTTTAGAGATTCTTTCCTTGGTGACTATTTCAATCACTTGACCATTTCCATCTCGATCCACTACGTAGCGGTTCAGAGGATATACCTTTAGTCCTTGTTTACCCATAAAGACAAGAGCATTACCTGCTACCACTAAGTGCAGCAGTGCTTGGTGTACTGACACTCGGTCATCAGATGCAGAGATGGATTCAAGAATGATCCTCTCTACTTTGGCGAAGGACAAGTCAAGTTCTGACTTCATCTCAGGTGCCATGTTCTCACCAAGTTGACTCTCGTCTAGTTGTAGTTTGAAAAAACTTGTTTGTACAGGTAGCAAAGCAAGCATTAATTTGCTTGCTAAAGTGACACATCCCTTGGCTCCCACCGATTGGTAGGGAGTCTTGAGTTGTTTCATACCTGTCATGTGTTCTTCATGACCACGGATTAAATAAGGAAGGGTAAGCTCTGATGCTTGCCTAGCTTCTTCTAGAAATTGAGAACGATCGCTTGCTAAATAGTCATACCTAGTTCGTGCGTTCATTTAAGATAAATTTAATGTTGTGTTTCTGATGCCACCTAGTCTTCCTCCTGCCCTACTAAAGCTGTCTCCCAATCCACCAGAACTTGTTGTCATGCCTGGAGTTCTAATGCCAAATATTGGGTTTCTAATTTGAGGATTCATTTGCGCTGACAATGTGTTACGCATGTCTAACATATCTTGCTGGTAATTACTCTTATCAATTAGTGCATTGTCTTGATAGGACTGCATGGAAGTCATGATCTCATCCAGTCTGGTATTAAAACTGTCTGACAATACTTGTAGGGGATCTACAGTTGCAGCTGTATTCCCCATATTATTTATACCTAAACTATTGTTAGCTCGGAAATCTACTTTAGATATATTTTTCCGGTTCCCCTTTCCATAGGGAAACCTTTTCCCATCGGGGAAATTGTTATTGTTATTGTTATTGTTATTGTTATTGTTTTTGTTATTTCCAGATGCGTTTAGTTGTGGCAGTACATTGATTTGCGGATTGCGGATTTGACCAAGGATTTGATTAACTTCTTTTTGGCTATTTACATTTCCAATTCCTAAAGCACGGGCAGCATCACTAACCCTGCCTTGTGAATATTGATATAAGGGATCAGTATATTCGTATGCATTTGGATTATATTTATTGTCTGTAATCCCACGATCACCCCTAGATCCAATTTCAGCATTAGAAAGATTGCTAGGATCTCGATAGTCAAAAGACTTGCCATCAATGGTGAAATTTTGGTTGAATTTAGCTGCTGATTTGTTGTCAGATTTTACACTGCCATAAGTTTGTTTGTTTTGTCCTTTGTTGTTTGATCTCTTTACATCATTTTCAGATCTTTTCTTATCGCGTTGCCTGCGTATTTGTTTAATACTTTTTCCAGGCTTTGGAAGAGCTGCAGTACTGCTTGCTGCTGGTGTAGCTGCGGCTGGTTTAGCAGCTGGTTTAGGTTTAGGTTTAGCAGCTGGTTTAGGTTTAGGTTTAGCAGCTGGTTTAATACCCTTATCTATACGCAGTTGCCTAACTTCAGCAGTTGTTCGACCTGCATTATTTCCACTTGGCCTAGCAGCTGGTTTTGGTTGAGGCTTAGATTGAGGCTTAGACTTCGGCTTATTTTTCGGCTTATTTTTATTTTTATTTTTAGCCATTAGTTCTCATCCATATAACGGAGTACCCACTCAACGACACTACGCTGACCAGATCGATACATAATTTTTTCCATTGAATCATCAGGTGTTGGTGTTATGGGTGGGAAAGTTTCTTCTAGTTGATGTGCTAAACCACGGGCTTGCATGCCCACGGTCTCAAGCATACTGAGGGAGGTTGACATTACTGTGTTCGAAAAATGCTGGCATCCGTGCTGACTTAGTAAAGGAAAGCTCTGGTGCTTTGCCTTGATACATTAAGTTGTCGCTGGAATCCAGCCAAAATTTTTTGTCTAAATGTTTGTCGGCAGTATTTATACTTAAGGGTTGCATTACCCAATTGATTGTTGCCTTACGTAGTTTATCTAAGCTTGGAGAAATCTCTAGCCCAAGTTCTCTACATACAATTGAATTAGTTGCGACATGAATCTGTTCATCTCGACTAATATCTGCGCTTACTGTTCGCATTCCAGCGTCACCATTAGCGCGGAAGAATGGTAGAAGAACGAAGAAAATGCTACGCTCGGCAACCATCGCTTTGAGGATTGTATGATCCTGATGCGAAGTCCAAGCATCACGTAGCCGTAACGCTTCAGCCTCAGCCTTTTCATCAACCCCGTAAGCATTGGCAATGTAACCAAGTGCGAGGTCATGATTCTCTTCGTCTTTGACATTGGATTCCAATATTTCTCGTGATGCTTTTGGTACATCATTAGCCAATGCATCACGGATAAAATCTCCCACAGGTAGTTCCATGTGTCGCAACGCAAGTGCACGGAGCAGTGTTTCGTGTGCACCTTCTTTGCATGTACCAGCACTCGTCTGTACCGGTGTCCATTTCCGTTTTCGGTTTAGTAGTTTTTGATAAGGATTCATTCTTGACAATCACATTGAAGTTCTTCATTTAAAATGTCCCCTAAATACTGTTCAATATCACTATCTGCCAATGCCGCATAAGCATCAGACTTATCTTGAGTGTCAGGCATTACCTGTAAACTGTAATAGAGGCTAGTTTGCGGGGACCTTAGCCACTCTTCCACGAATTCATTGTCGTAGGTTACAACGTCACTCCAAGAGTTAAAGCTATATCCATGAAGAAGCCCTGTGTTATTGAGTAGTGTCATCAGTCCATCAGCGACTGCCTTGTAGGCATCCCAACCGACCTCTGATGCAATCTCAACATCACCATAGTTATATGTTTGTACACCGAACGTGCCGCTATCACGGTCCACAGTTCGGCTAATAGGTGGTGCAATTTCAGGGGTAGATGTAAAGCCATCAAGATCTTTTGATCGATAGCTACACGATGCAGTTGGGGCAATTGCAAACGCCCTATCCATTTTGTTTGTCTTAGCAATACGTGCTGCAAGGCTGATGCCTAGCTTCAGCTGTACTGCTAGTTCATATGCTGGTGTACGAATTACTTCACCACTATTCAAGCAGCGAAGTCCTTCACCAAACTGTGCATAAGTTACACCGTACCGCCGTAAGAGATTTGCGAGGCCGAGTACTCCCAGTCCGACTTGTCTGTCTGTCTCACTTGGGAGATATTCTCCTGAATCGCTAACGCCAGTTCGACCATGGAGTTCGCACAGTTCTGACATCCCTTCAGAGAAAGCTCTTGGAATGTCATCAAATTCACAGGCACCGAGATTGATATGCTGCAAGAGACAGGTGCCTCGGCTTGGCAAGTACACCTCAAGACATACATTCCCTCGGATTCTTTTTCCATGTTTGTCATACTTAATTTTGTTTAGCCAGATGTCGCCACGTTTAATGCCATCCAAGATGATTTCCTTGTGCGGCGTAGCCTCCCACATTTCGGTAGTGAGGTTGATGCATCGCTTAACCCAGGGCAGCTCATTTCTAGGAGTGGATACAAACTCAGGAATATCGGGATGGTCAATGTCCAAATGACACACCACCGCACCTGATCTGTAAGCACCACCTCTGCGTAATACTTCATTTAATGTTGAGTAAATTCTCGCGAAAGATACCGGTCCAGATGCAACCAGTCCCTTTCCATTCTCTTGACCTCGGGGTCGCAGTTCCGACAAGTGGACCGCAACTCCTGCTCCATGACGTAGACCAAATGATACATATCGCCACGATTTTTCCAATCCATCAGGACCCTCCATTGAGTCTTGTACTACAAATACTGTGCAGCTAACTGGAAGCCTTGACTCAGGGTTGTCGAGCCAAGATTGTACACGTCCAGTACGTGAGATGTAAGAGGTGGTCAT